AAAGACTTCAAAAAAACCGGCTTCAAAGCTCACCGCCTCGCAAAAAAATAAGGCGGAAAAAATAGCGGAAGCCATTCGTATAGTAAAAGTCCACAAAGCTCAAAACCGTCTAGCTTATTTCCGGCCCTATGAGTGGCAAGAAGAATTTTACAAGGCTGGCAAGACCAATAAGCAGAGAATGCTTATGGCTGCAAACCGCGTAGGCAAAACGGCTTCTCAAGCAGCAGAGGTTGCATACCATTTAACAGGCTTATATCCCGATTGGTGGGAGGGTATTAGATTTACCCGACCGACTAAGATTTGGTGCTTGGGTGTTTCTGGTGAGCAGCTTCGCGATGTCATTGTGAAGGAGTTGATTGGCACCTATCTTGGAGAGGGTAAGTTTGATGGTTCAGGGCTAATACCGCAAAGGCTTATCTATCAAGTCACACCGGCTATGGGTACGCCAAGGCTCCCAAGGGATGTGGCTGTAAGGTATGCCACTGGTAACACCTCCACTGTAAGTTTCAAGTCCTACACTCAGGGTCAGCATGTCCTTATGGGATCGAGTCAGGACTATATCTGGATCGACGAGGAACCAACCGACACCGCAATATACCCACAATGTCTTACGCGAACAGCGACAGGTAATGACGGAAAGGGTGGTTACCTCGTCGGTACTTTGACTCCAGAAAATGGGATGACGGAACTGGTTAGCCAGTTTATGGATCACCCGGTTCAGGGGCAGTACCTAAAGAATGTTACATGGGAGGATGCACCGCATCTTGATAAGGATGTGCGTAAGCAGTTATTGGCCGCCATTCCTGAATACCAGAGGGATATGCGGAGTAAAGGTATTCCGGTTCTTGGCGAGGGCATGGTGTTCCCCATAGCCGAAGAGGTTATCCAGTGTGAGCCGTTTGAGATACCCGCGCATTATAAGAAGCTGGCGGCGGTGGACTTTGGGATAACGCACCCCACTACTTGTGTGTGGACGGCTTATAACCCTGATAACGATACTATTTATGTGTATGACGCCTATAAGAAAGAGGGCGAGATACCCGCAGTACACGCCACGGTGATAAAGAGTCGCGGCAAGGACATTCCTGTTATTTATCCGCATGACGGTGACAACACTGAGAAGGGTAGTGGTCGCACCTTGGCTGAGATGTATTTAGAGGCGGGGGTGTTGATGATCGGGCGGTTCACAAATGCTGACGGCACTAACTACGTTGAGCCCGGATTGATGGAGATGTTAGAGAGATTCAGAACTGGGCGCTTACAGGTGTTCAATAATTTGGCTCCTTGGTTTGAGGAGTTTCGGCGGTATCACCGGAAAAAAGGAAAGATACATAAGGAACATGACGATTTGATAGACGCTACTCGTTATGCAGCCATCTCAGTTACACGCTTTGGGCAGAACCAAGCCGAGCGTGAACAAATGACAACAGGTCGAGGTAACCACACCAGTTATGAATATAACTACTGATATTGACGAAAGAGAACTTATAGCGACGCTTGAGAACAGCATCAGCGCCGCAGACTCATACGCTGAAAGTGAGATAGGTGAGCAGCGGGATAAGGGCTATCGGTATTACTACGGTAAGCCGATGGGGAACGAGAGACCCGGACGCTCACAGCACGTTTCTATGGACGTTTTTGATGCCGTGGAAAGTGTGAAAGCGATGATCATGGAGACGTTCACCGCTGACCGCAACGTGTGTCGGTTTGATCCGCAAACCTCAGAGGACTTTGTGCCAGCAAAGATGGCAACCGCACTGACTAACTACATCTTCTATAGAGAGAACAAAGGCTCAAAAATTCTGCACGATGTGATTCACGATGCGCTGGTAGCTAAGACCGGAATAGTTAAGCGGTACTATAAAAACTATTACGAGTATGAAGAAGAGACGTTTGAGGGTTTGGATGAGGCTAGTTTTTCTATGCTGGCATCCGATCCTGCTGTGACGATCATGGAGATTGCGGAAGAGGCTGTTATGGCTCAAGTGCAAGACCCGCAAACCGGACAGCCTATTGCCATTCAACAGGTCATGTACAGCGGTGAGATTGCGCGGAAGATTGACAAGTCAAAGGTGTGCATTGAGTCGATACCGCCTGAAGACTTTTTAATTACACCGCGTGCCACTGGTGAGGATGATGCTGACTTTTGCTCACACCGCACAAGCCGCACACGCGGTGAGCTATTAAGTGAGGGGTATGACCCTGAGATTGTTGAGAAGTTAAGCGAAGATAATCTAAACGATGAGGGCAGAATAGCGCGTGACTCGGTGGATGAGTTTGGAAGCGATGACGGGTTTGAGTCTGACAACGATAGAGAGTACGTCACTATTTATGAGTCGTACCTTAAAAAGTATCGCTCTGACCTAAAGAAGTGTGTCTATTTAAAGGTGCTTCACAGCCGCACAACCTTACTTGATGTTGAGATGGTGAGCGAGAAGCCGTTCCGATACTTCACGCCATTCCCTTTACCTCACCGCTTTTACGGTATGAGCCTTGCCGATGTGTTATGTGATATCCAGAAAACGCAGTCTAGCTTGAAGCGTGGCGTGGTAGATCACACCTTTATGACTAACACCTCACGATTTGTAGCGAACTTGTCGCTAGTTAAGAATCCCAGGGATTTGATTGATAACCGGGTCGGCGCTGTTATTGATGTGAATTCGCCAAACCCTGAATCTGTCGTGCGTCCTATGCCCATGCCAAGTTTATCGGGCGGTGTGTTTCAGGCGATGGAAGCCTTAGAGGTTGAGAAGGAAGCGCGTAGTGGTATGAGCCGTATGGCCCGCGGCATGGACAGCACTGTTGTTAGCAAGCAGAACAGCTCTGACTTAATCACCCAGTTTATGAATGCCAGTAACCGTCGAATCATGGTCATGTGCAGAAATCTGGCAGAGAACTTCTTGAAGCCGTTGATGTTCGATCTTTACAAGCTTGCTTTAGAAAATGAGAAGCAAGAAAAGATGGTTCAGTTAGACGGTCAGTTTGTTCCTATTAATCCGCAATTCTTAGGTGATCGCACTGAGATGTCTGTGGCGGTTGCGTTAACACCTGAAGAGCAAGCGCAAGAGGCTCAGTTACTGCTGAGTTTAGATCAGCAATTTACGATGAACCCGCAAGACCCGTCTCTTGGTGGCATGTATGGCACGCAACAGCGTCACGCAATGCTCAGTAGAGCCTTTGAGCTGCTGAACATTAAATCAACGGACATGTTCTTGTTCAATCCAAACAGTCCTGAGTTCCAGCAGATGCAGCAACAGCAGCAGCAATCGCAGCAGGAAGAGGGTTTAAAACAGCAGCAACAGCTTGAGTTCAATGCGGATATTACGTCAAGACAAGTCAGTGTTATGGAAGGGCAGCTTGAGCTAGATGCAATTAAAGAACAGAACCGAATGATCATTGACGTTGAGAAGCAAGAGCATGTTGAAGAAGAGAAAGACAGCCGACTACTAATGGATGTGGAGAAGCAAAACCACGACATGGAAATGAGTGAGAAGGAACTGGCTTTGGAAAGAGTTCAAAACAGAAACGTGAGCATAGGATAAGCGATGAGTATAAATCAGGAAGCACTTGAGGAGTTTGTTAAGAAGGCAAGTAAAGACAAACACCAAAAGAAAAAAACGTGTAAGCAAGCGTTTGATGATTTCCAGAAATGGAAAGACGGCAAGCTAGATAAAGACACAACACTAGCGAGGCCACCCTCGAGACTGCGCTGAGTAGTCTCTTAACCAACCACACCAGTGGAGTTGCAATGATGGATAGCAAAGATTTAACTTTGGGAGAGAAGGCAGAATTAGCCGACTCAGCGGTTCAACAACTTGAGAGTACCGCCTTTAATACTGCGTTTGAGGAATTAAATGCCAGTTTAGTACAGCAAATACTCGCAACACCGCCGGATCAGGCAGAAGAGCGAGAGAGGCTTTACATGATGTTCAAAGCGGGTCAGATGTTTGTTCAGCAGCTTGCTGGTCTGGTAAACAACTATAACTTGGCATTACCACAAGAAGTAGAGTAAAATAGGAGAAATTTGATGTCAGACGAGCAAACCATAACGGACTCAACTGAAGTCGATAATAGTGACATTATCTCAAGACTTACGGCTGTGTTGGAGTCAGAAGACCAAACCGAAGAGCCTAGTAACGAGGAAGAAGTAGCTGAAACCGAGGCTACTGACGAAGTAATTGACGAGGAACAGGGACTTGAGCAAGAAGAGGAGTTGTCCGAGGAGGTCGAAGACCCAACCGACGAAGATTCTGAAGAAAGCGAAAAGGAACCTGAGTTAGTAACTGAGGGTATGATCGAGGTAGATGGCGAGAAGCTGTCTGTTGAAGAGATTAAACTGGGTTATCTACGCCAAGGCGATTACACCAAGAAGACGCAAGCTGTTGCCGAACAGCGTAAGGCCGCTGAAGAACAAAGCAAGTCTTACGAATCCACACTTAGCGCCCTCTTAACCGCATCGGGAGCAGACCTATCACGTTTTGACAATGTGAACTGGGAGCAAGCGGCGGTTGAAAATCCTGATCAATACAAGCAAGCGAAGGCTATGTATGAACAGACGCAACAGACCTACAACTTTATAAAGTCTCAAGCGAATGATCATCAAAAGCGAGTTCAAGATCAACAACAGACATTGGTGAAAGAGAAAGCTGCCGAAAGTCTGACTGTCCTGAAATCTACAATCCCAAACTGGAACAATGATGTGTATTACTCGATTGGAGAATACGCTAAAAGCGCATTAGGCGTTTCAAGCGAAGAATTCAACGGTATTACCGATCATCGATCCATTACGGCGATGTATAAAGCTATGCAGTTTGACCGGGCTAAATCGGAGACGCAAAAGAAAGTAAAGGCATCTCCTAAAAAAACTTTGTCGGGTCAGAAAAGCGAATCAAAGGACTTAGGAAAGAAAGAGACATATCGTAAATCACGAGAACGTCTCAAGAAATCCGGTTCGGTAGATGACGCGGTTCAAGCCCTCTTAAATAGAACCTCTTAATCAAGGAATTTTCAACATGGCTACAATTGCCGGAACATACAAAACCTACAATCAGGTAGGTAAAAAAGAAGATATCGAAGACATCATTTATGATGTGTCTCCTACTATGACTCCTTTCACCTCTGCAATCGGTACAAGTTCAGCAACAGCTACTTTGCACCAATGGCAGCAAGACTCACTTTCAGCCGTGGCCGCCAATGCCGCAGTCGAAGGAGCGGATGCTGGAGCTTCTAGCGTCGATCAAACAGAGCTAAAGAATGCATCAACCCAAATCTTTACCAAGGTTGTGCAGACTTCTGGAACTGCTGATTCTGTTGCTACTTATGGCCGAGGAGGTACTGAATTAAGTTACCAAATCATAAAAAAAGGAAAAGAATTACGGCGTGATATAGAGCACGCATTCGTCGGTGCTTTGCAAGCTGGTACTGCTGGAGCGGCTGGAACTGCGCGTCAGTTAAAGTCTGCACAGAACCAAATCAATGCAGCTACAACTAACACCGCTGGCGCTAACAGAGCTTTCACTGAGACTTTATTGCTAGATGTCTTGCAGAAAGTTTACAACGAAGGCGGAGATCCAAACCAAGTACAAGTCACTCCATCTCACTCAGTCGTGGTTGCTAACTTTGCAGCTAGTGCGGGTCGTGAGCGTGACTTTGGTACAGGAACCACTATCACTAACGCTGTAAATATTTATGTCAGTCCTTTCGGACAGGTTTCAGTAGTAGTGAATCGTTTCCTTGCTGCTAACACTTGCCTTGTACTAGACACTGAGTATTGGTCTCGTGCGGTTCTGCGTCCTATGCAGACTATCGTACTTGCCAAGGTTGGCGATAGCGACAAGCGTCAAATGTTGACTGAGCAGACTCTTGTTTGTGAGAACGACAAGGCGTCAGGTCTTATTTCTGCATTGAATGCTTAAATGTTAGAACGGGCAGTCCCTTCGGGGGCTGTCCATTTTATTTTATTCTGAGGAACCTATGTCAGACAAAATATTTGAACATGTAGACCACAATCAAAATGATGACAGTCTAACGATATCTCACTCTCAGGATATCAGCGGTATTCTTGCTGCAAACAAACGCGCACGCGAAGAAGCCGAAGGGCAAAGGATGGGCGAGAACGTCCACATTGCCAGCATACCCTCAGTCGTTGTAATTCAGTGGATGAAAGAGGGCATTAATGTGATGGCCCCTAACCGCGAAGATCAAAAGCGAATTAAAAAGAAACTTAATTCACCAGAGTGGGCATACCTTAGAACAGGCGGTGGCCGACTATGAGTTTAAATACTTATGATGGCCTCAAAGCCTCAATTGCAAATTGGCTAAACAGAACAGACCTTGCAACAGAAATACCAGATTTTATTGCGTTGGCCGAAGACAGGCTGTCGCAAGAAGTACGCGTTCCTACTATTGAGAAGACAGCAGCAGTAGTCTTGGACGCCAATGGCGCGGTAACCATACCCGCCGATTTTCTTGAACTTAAATACGCGTTTTATAACGAGAACCCGTTAGAGCGTGTGAGCTTAACGGAGTTACGAAGTTACGTTACAACCGAGGGTGCGCCCCTAATATTTGCACGCGAGGTGCGTCAGTTTGTGTTCCATCCTGTTCCAACAATGACAGCATCCGACAAACTTATTTTTATCTATTACAAAGATGTCCCGCCTCTTTCAGTGTCAGCGCCAACTAATGAGCTGCTTGAAATGGCTCCGCAGCTATATCTTTACGCTAGTCTTGTCGAGGCGTCTAACTTTTTAGGTTCTGACTCCAGCCGATGGGAGACAAGCTATCAGACCGCGTTAACTAGGTTGCTGCTTCATGCTCGATCCGCAGAATTTGCCGGGTCAACACCACAAATTTCAGCCGGGTATTAATTATGTCAGGATTTTACGAGTTCGATTCGCCAGATACAGTCAGAACAACCGTTTTTGTATCCGATTTTCGTGGAGACGGATCAACTACAGCGTTTAATTTAACGTCTAATCCGTTTTCAGTTAACAACACGCAAGTGTACATCGATGGCGTTTATCAAGAGAAAACAGGCTATAGCGTTTCTGGGGTTGTATTAACCTTCTCGCAAGCGCCACCAAATTTAAGCACGATTGAAGTGACCGTGTTAGCTGCCGAAAATGTAACTTTAGCGACTACTAGCGCAGATTTAGTGACGTACACCCCCGCAGCTTCCGGTGCGCTTATAACTGACGTTCAAACTGAGTTACGAAAGCTAAGTGATTCGGATGGAGCTATTTACACCCCTGCTGGTACTGGTGCAGTAGCTACTACTGTTCAAACTAAGTTACGCGAGTCTGTCAGTGTTGAAGACTTTGGTGCAGTGGGCGATGGAGTTACAGATGATACTGCGGCATGGTTGGCGTTAAGTACATTTTTGCAAAATACCCCTACTACTGTTGTGGCAAACGCTAATGACATTTATAAAATAACATCTTCAATAGAAATTAAATCAGATTTTAATTTTGAGGCAAATGGCGCGACCATTAAACCTGTCGGTTGTTCTGGCTTGATTGTTGCCAAAACTCAAGTAGGAACATCGACAACTGCTAGTGCAAATATAGCCGTAAATACAAACTTTATAACGGTTGCAGATGCTTCTGCTTTTGCGGCTGGAAACTTGGTTAAAATAAAAAGCACTTTAGCATGGATGCTTGACCCCACTCCAACTGAGTCGATGAAAAAAGGATCAATAAATAAAATTAACCGCGTATCTGGAAACGTAATTTATTTTGAAAAATTATTAACAGATAACTATCTTATTGCATCCGAAACTATAACGCTTACAAAAATAGACAGCGTTAAAGTACATATTAACAATCTTAACATTGATTTTGGCCCGTCAGAAGCAAAAGTTGGAATCCAAATTAAAGGTGATGACGGAGGAGTAATTCAAAATTGCACTATTAATAAAGCGCAAATACAAGGGTTTAATTTAATTAATTGTTATAAAACAAAAATGGTTAATCATGTAATTCACGAGTCTAATAACGTTGGATTAGGGTATGGCATACAAATTAATGCATGTACAGATATAAAGGTACATTGCAGTTCGTTTAGTGGTTGCCGCAGAGGAGTTGATTTGTCAGGAGATATTCCTACGCGTGGTTGCGATATTGCTTTTAACAGCGCTGACGGTTCTGGCTTGGATAATCTTGGAAATAATTTGTCAGCTAATACTGGATCAAGTGGATTTGGTTCTCACGAAGGTTCTGAATTTAACAACTACCGAAATAATCAAGTGTCAGGATCAAGATTTGGTATTCTTCTTAGAGGAAAAGATGAGGTTGTTTCTGGTAATTATTTTTATCAAGACATTATTATTGCTTGTGTACAATGCTCAAAATCAATTAATTTTACGGTTAAAGCAAACCAATATACCGCAGGATTGAGACCGGGAAAAACACTAGTTAGTAGTGATAACCAACAAAAAACTCCTTACTTTGTTTCTATGACAGACCCAGCAGTAAATGGCGGGTTTTATAAAATACTAGACAATGCGTTTAGTGATTTAAAAAACGCTTTTCTTGCGGTTACATTAACTACCTCCGCTTCTTTTTCTACACTAACCAATGTCACTATTACTGGCAATTCTGGGAAGATAGTAGGCATAGGTTCTGGAACGGTTTTCTTTGTCGAAAGTGTTGATCAAGCATTTACAATCTCTGATTCTGTTTTAATTAATAATAATGTAAGCGAGGAGTCTGGACAGCAACTAAAACTCTACAGCGCAGGAATTACTCTTGATTATATAAATACGGTTGACATTGATAACTTAAATTTTGGCGCTTCGGACGGAATACTTGCCGCTTCGGGTGGAACTATGACCATTAATCAGTTCCAAATTAATATGTGTATTAAACATGGTGAGGTTTCTATTACTGGATATGCCGATTTTAATATCACTGGCTCAAGCGCAGTAGTTAAACTCCAAAATATACCATCAAAACTAACCGTAGGTGGAAGTTACGGCCCAAGCTACTCATTTCCTTTTGTTGCAAGTCTTACTACTTCAAGCGCAGGATCGCAAGGCATGATAGCTATGCCGTCTGGTGCAAGTGGATCAATTCCCACATCCGCATGGTTAAGCTCTAATTTAACGCAATATAACGGTTCTTGGGCTGTAGGAAATAACTATAAAGTACCTTTGAATTTTAAATATTTTACTGAGCGACGGTTAGTATAAAAGACAGCAATGGAGTTAACTAAAATACAAAACAACAGGACAATATTATGAGCATTAAACAAAATGGTGGAGTTTTTGGCCGAAACCCAACATTCAACGATGTCACTATTGAAGGGCAACTAACCTTTGATGGTGACATTGATATTAACTCTGACCTTAAAGTTGATGGCGATCTTGATGTTACAGGGTCTTCATCAGTTTTAGGGAGCATGGCTATTGGTTCTGGAACTCCTTCTGTTAAATTCCATGTAAACGGTGGGACAGCCAATCAAATTGGTCTTTTTGAATCAACAGATGCTACTGTAAAAATAGGATTTAAAGATAGCGCAACCACTAATAACTACTCAGTAACTATTGGTGCAATTGGTGACGAAATGACGTTTTCTAGCGGTAGTGGCGGCACAGAACGCATCCGCGTCAATTCCGTAGGGAATGTAACTGTCAGCACTGGCAACCTAGTAATAGGCACTTCTGGCAAAGGCATCGACTTCTCTGCTACCGCTGGCACTGGCACCTCTGAGCTACTTGATGATTATGAAGAGGGATCTTGGACTCCAGTAGTAACAGGGTCATCTTCTGCTGGTACTGGAACATACGGCAATCAAATTGGACTGTATACCAAAGTTGGTAGAGTTGTTCATTTCCAATGTTGGCTTCAAGTCAGCGCTCATACTGGCACAGGTGTGACATTAATAAATGGACTGCCATTTACTTCAAATGCAAGTGATGCAAAAGGAACTGCAAATTTAAACTATTTTGCTAACTTAACAATATCTGCATCAAATACTGCTGGGCTTCAAGTAGCTAACGGACAAACATATTTAGTATTAAAAGAGTTTCCTGTTGGCGGTGGAGTCGCTGGAAGTGTAGCGATTGATCCTAATATGCAAATTAATTTCAGCGGCTCTTATACTGTTTAAGGAGTATTCAAATGGCATTAACTAAAGTTTCAAACAGCATGATTTCAGGTACGTCATTTAGCATTGTAGATTATGGTGCAGACTCTGCTGGAGCTACTGATAGTACAACAGCTATCCAACTTGCTTTGACTGCGGCTGGCGTATCTGGTGGTGCTGTGTATATTCCTGCTGGAGACTATAAAGTTTCTGCAACAATTAGCATTCCCTCAGATGCAACATTGTACGGTGAAGGACATATATCGAGAATCTTTAGAGATGTTTCTGTTACAGCGTTTGACATTTTTGAAATAAAAAACAAAGCGCACGTTTTTCTTAAAGACTTTTTAATAGATGGAGTTACCAAACTAGACATTGGGGTAGCGGCAAACCGTTATTGTGGTGTTCGCATTTGGGCTGATGGTGGTGCTAGACCTAACGATATTGATATTCGTGGAGTGCGAGTCGATACAACATCAAGCGGAGAACAGCAGAGTGAAGGGAATCGTGCCGCTATATTGTTAGAGGATTGCTATGACGTAAGAATGTCTAACTGTAAATTTTACGGAAATCGTGGAACTGCTATTCTTATTACTATTAAAAATGGAACAAGCGGAGTTAATACAGAGCAAATACAAATAGAGCAATGTTACGGTAAAGGAGAACAAGCTCCATATCTTTCAGGCTATCCAGCAGGGTTTGGTTCTTTTATTTCTGGCGGTAGCCATAAAGATGTATTAGTTAGCGGTTGTTATGTTGATGACTTTGGGTTTTCAAATATAAGTATGAATGGGCCAAGGTCTACCGTTGTAAATAATATTGTTAAAAATTCTACGTTTGCAGGAATTAATTTAGGACACACTACAACTAATGAAAATTGTGATGATAGTGTTGTAATTGGCAACACTGTTACTAACAATGCTTACGAGGGAATTATTGTTGCTGGCAGTAAAAACATAGTTATTGATGGAAATGTTCTTAAAGATAATGGTCAAGGTGGTGGCAGACAAGAAATCAGGATACT